GTGCAATTCATCGGTGGTGGGTTCGGTAATGGCAAGACGGCAGCAACATGTATCAAGGCGTTGAAGCTATGCAAGGATTATCCAGGGTGCAACGGATTGATTGCGCGGAGCACGTATCCGAAGCTCAACGATACGATCCGGCGCGAGTTCTTACAATGGTGTCCTACGCACTGGATCAAGCGTATGCCAAGCCGGGACGAGAATACACTTTTGCTGAAGAATGGAAGCACGGTCAACTTTCGATACGTTGCACAGCAAGGGAAGCAGACAGAGGACTCCAAATCGAACTTACTATCAGCGACATACGATTGGATTGTGGTTGATCAGTTGGAAGACCCTGAGTTCTCACACAAGGACTTCATGGACCTGATGGGTCGGTTGCGTGGCAATACCGAATACATTGGTGATGAGGTGGGTATGCCACGTGTTGGCCCACGTTGGTTTATGGCTACTCTCAACCCAACTCGCAATTGGTGCTATCGAGAGATCGTAAAGCCGCTGCATGACTTTACTGAGCGCGGCATGATCAGTGAGAAGCTGTTGTGCGAGGTGAGTGATGATGGCAAGCCGATCATCGTGGATGGCAAGCCTGTTCCACTCATTGAGTTGTTCGAGGGCAGCACTTACGAGAATGTGGACAACGTTGGTGAGGACTACATCCGAGGTATGCTCGCCACCTACACAGGCAGCATGCGAGAGCGTTTCGTATTCGGTAGATGGGGGGCACTTAGTGGTCTCATCTATCCACAATTCGATGAAACTGTGCACGTCCTACCACATGAAGATGTTAGGTCATACCTGCGCCAGATGCGGGCTACCGGCTTTCAGCCTACGTTTGTTGAAGGATACGACCACGGACTATCTCGACACTCCTGTTATGGACTGTTCTTCGTTGATGATGACGCCAATGTGCTACTGCTCGATGGGTTCCGCATTGCAGAACTTACCGTCGCTGCTGCGGCAAAGTATATATCGACGCTACGTGCAGAGTATCGAATTGAGGACGACGAACTTGGCCCAGCGTTCGCTGATCCTGATGTATTCAGGCGCAAAGCAGGGAACGCGCGAACCGTAGGTGAGACTGTAGGGCAGATGTTCAGTGATGAGGGCATCCGCATGCAACGTGGCAACAATGACATCAACGCTGGTATCAGCAAGAACTGGCAATACCTGACGCCGCTGCCACTGCATGAGAACCCAATCACTGGTGCACGGTTCGCTCCGCACTTCTATGTCAGTGACAGATGCAGTTGGTTCATCGATGAGATCACCGAGTATTACTTCCAGCGTGATGGCAGTGATGAGACGACAGACAAGCCTGTAGATCGCAATGATCATGCGATGGACATGTGGAAGTATGCCATGTCCAACCGTCCCAGGTTGGCGCGCTACACAGGTAAACCTGATCTGCCACCTGCATGGTTGGCATGGCATGAGATTGAACGGCAACAGCAGCGCGGCCCGAAAGCGAGGCACAAGTGAGCGGTTCATTTCCACAGGACGAACAAAGTGATCCGCAGCTTAATCTGGATACGCAAGGTGATCCACTTGAGAACTCACTGGCGCAGTCGGATGTTGGTCTGCCCGCTGCTCCTGAACCACCCGCTGTGTATAAAGCAATGCCGGATAGCCGTATACCTGTGTCCAGCAAGCGTGGTGGTGTGTGGCGTAGTAGAAGAGATGTCGCGCAGAAGTCGATGAAGGACTTATACGATGCGTGGGATGAGGCAATTCGCTATTACAACCATGATCAGTCTGACCATCGCGATGGGACTGATGCTAACGTGGCTGGTAATCGTCACGTTGCACGCCGACTGAATGAGCGGTTCAGCAGCACTGAGAACATCGTGTTCGCGAATGTGAATGCGCAGTTGCCAGAGTTGTATGCGAAGAACCCGATTGTCAGTGTGACCAGTCAGCCGCAGCAAGATGCCACACTGGATGAAGCTGGTGATGCGTTCGCACGTGCAGTTGAGAAGTTAGTCAGTGCACTGTTCCGCATGAAGTATACACCCGGTGTGAACATCAAGCCGAAAGCGAAGCGCAACGTGATCATTGCGCTGCTGACGAACAGGGCGTGGTTCGAGGTTGGGTATACGAAGAGAGACAAGAGCAGCGAACAGGCGATGGTTGATCTGCAATCGCTGAGTGCTGAACTGGCGAAGGCAGAAGATGACGAAGAGATCAGGGAGATCGAACAGAAGCTAGTTGCGCTGGAAGAGAAGGTCGAGTTCCTGCAACCGAGTGGTCCGTATGTGCGCATCCGATTGCCGCATCAAGTGCTGATCGATCCGAATAGCACTGATCCAGTTGGTGCAGACGCGAACTGGATGATGGTCGAGGACTTGCTGCCAACTGAGTATATCAACGCGATCTATGCCACAGAGGATGAGGACAAGGAAGAATTCACCAGCATCTTCGAGCCGACACACATCATGAATGGTGGCAGTAAGGGCAGCGACAGTGACGGTGAGTTCTCACTGTTCAACAAGAATGACAACCGATACAGCGCGTATGGGTTTGACACGCAAGACCAGTTCGACAAGGCGTGCATGACCAAGGTCTGGTATGTGTGGGATCGTGTGACGCGTCGGTTGGAGATGTATGCAGACAACGACTGGAAGTGGCCGATCTGGGTGTGGGATGATCCGTATGGATTGCAGGGCTTCTTTCCACTGACACCGATGTGGTTCCATGAGAACCCCGTTGCAATGTATGCGAAGGGCGAGGTCAGCTACTATCTGGATCAGCAAGATCAGATCAACGAGATCAACGATGAGAAGCGCCGCGCGATACTGTGGGCACGCAGGAATATCTTCTACAATCCCGAGACTGGCATCACACAGGAGATGGCTGACAGGATACTGAAGGGACCAGATGCGACCGCAACGCCACTCAAGTTGCCTGAAGGCATGAAGGGTGCAGATGCGATCTTCAGCATACCGCCACCGAGCACTGCGTTTGCAGCACTATTTGACAAGAAGGACTTGTATCAGAGCGTTGACCGAATTGCATCCACGAACGAAGTCGAGCGTGGCGGCGAATTCAAGACGAACACAACCAACCGCGCGATCGATTATTACTCGACCATGGGCAACATGCGCATGGACATGCGACTGGATGCAATTGAGGATGCGCTAGGCGATGTGGGATGGAAGCTGGCGCAGTTGTGCATGAAGTTCATGGATGCACAGACTGTGAGTGAGATCATTGGTCTGGATGTTAGTCAGTTCTGGCGTCCACTCGACAACCTGCGTGACTATAGCGCGTTCAGTTTGCAGATAGTTGGTGGCAGCACACAGAAGTTGACTAGTCAGCAGAAGAAGCAAGAGGCAGTGCAGGTCGGTCAGGTGATGGCGCAGTATGTGAGAGCCGCACCTGCGAGTGCGTTGAAGGTTAGCCTGAAGATGCTGAGTGAAGCGTTCGATGACTTCATCATCAGCAAGGAGGATTGGGACAGCATTGCAGCGGAAGTTGCACAGATGGCTCAGTCACAGCAGGGTGGCGCACCAGGACAGGGTAATCCAGGACAGGGTGGTGCACCGGCACAACAGCAACCACAGGGTGGTATGCCGCCGCCAGTTGGCGCTGCACCGGGAGCACCGCAGGCGGGTGGTGGAATGCAGGTTGCTGCGGCAGTAGTGCAGGCGTTGCAACAGCTTCCACCACCTGTTCTGCAAGCGATTGGTAATGCACTCGCACAGGGTGTTCCACCACAGCAGATATTCCAACAGATGTTGGCCAGCCAAGGACAAGGTGCAGCACCTAGTGTAGCACCGCAGGGAGCAGCAGCATGAGCGGATCAACCGAGGACAACATCCTCAACACGATACCTGACTTTCAGGATAGCGGCAGTGGAGATGCAGGCGGTGGTCAATCTACTGATAGCGGCCCAGCGCAAACGAGTGCGCAGCCGACGCACGATGGCGGCGACGCCACTACAAGTGCGCAGCCTACTCAGGATGGTGGCGAAGGCAGCGCAGCACAACGTGATGCAGCAGTCCGCAGACGACACGACGGACTTGTTGAAGTCCCGAACCAGGAAAATCCTAATACCCGCGATCTCGTCGATCCGATCACAGGACGCACCGTAGCCAAAGGTGGTATCGAGCGGCGCGTATTCGAGGATGGACAACGACACGCGCGTGAGAACAACCAACTCAAGACGCAGTTGCAGAATGCGTCACGGCAGTTGGCTAGCATCAATGAAGTAACGCAGGAAGCAGTGCGGCTGAATGTCGCACCACCAGATCAGATCGCTGCGATCCGTGTGATGAGCGACTTCCTGCGCGATCCGGTGAAGACGCTTGAGTATTTGGTAGCGGAGGTTAAGAGCAAAGGCTATCCGATACCGTTCCTTGAGCAAGGTGTCACACCGGGGATGGATATGGCTGCCATCCAGCGGATGATCGACAACAAGATGCAGCCGATCACGCAGCGGCAACAGGCTGAGCAGCAACAAGCTCAGATGAAGCAGCGGGCCGAGGCCGATCTGCAAGTGTTCCTCGATGATAACGGTGAGGCCAACTCGAACCTTGACGTGCTGGCCGAAATGTTGAATGCTCAACCCGGCCTATCCCTCCAAAGTGCCTACACCAAGATGATCCGGTGGGCGCACGAGAATGGACTGGATTGGACACAGCCGTTGAAAGCGCAAATTGCGCAGCAACGTCAGCAGCCTACCCCTCAGCAGCCTCCCCAGCAACAACGCCCACTGCCAGGACGACGCAGTGCGGGTGGTAACGGTGCCACACCAGTAGGTGACGGTGCGGTGCAACAGTATAACGAGAACGCATCGTGGGCCGATATCATTCGGCAGTCGATGCGGGAACATGGTGTCAACCTGAATTGAGAGGGTAGGCTATGCCTGTAGGAACAATCATCCCTGCTGTTGCAGATGTTCTGCACAGCACCTTGACCAAGAGCCGACGCAAGTTGGTGATGGCGAGTATCAAGTCAAACGCACTCATGGCGTGGGTGTTTGCGAATGACCGAGTAGAGTATGAGGACGGTGGTTACAACATCACCAATCCGCTCACGGTTGGTCGCAACCCGAACATCACGTCCTACTCATACTACAGCCCACTCCCTG